GGCCCACATAGATTTCATTTGTTCACTTCGACGTCTACGTCTTTCTTCAGAATGCTTAACTCCTGTTAACTTTTGACTTATTTTCTCGCGTGTAAGTACACTTGGACTAACTCCTAATCCTGGAGGTCATTTCTTCGTTTCCTCTATGATGTCTCCGTCAGCGCCCACGCACCAAAAAAGAATCGCCAAATCTCGGTATTCGCGAACCAAGGTCTCCGGATCTCGAAGATCACTCTTGAATTGCTCATACAGTTCGGCCTTGGTGAATATCGGCACGAACTTCTCTGGTCTGAAGCATTTCTCTGGGTCTAGGCTGTTACGACCCTCACAGCAAATAAGCCGGGGTCCGTTCCACTTGGCCAATTTGCAGTTGTAAGGGCAAGGTTTGAGATTTCTCTTGAGGTATTTCCTGCAATGGCGATGAACTAACTCATTCAGCCTCGAAATTATCTCTTCCAATGGCTTCGGCTTCAGCCTTCGGAGTAGCGTTGTATCGAGCATCGCTCTTCCCCTTATTCCAAGGAATTCTTCCCTGGCACGATCTACTGATACTTGCTTTTGTCTCTTCACTGGGAGTTCCTTTAGGCACTCCAGAGTGAGATTTTGCCATCTGATTCCTAGTAATCAGGGAATGATGTTTTCCAAACATAGGGTGTTTTGAACCTTGCTTGCATCTGGATAGATTAGCCAGAGCTTCCGGACCTCGTTTTTGTCCTCGATTGCTATCACCAATTTTCCTTCGAGTTTCTTCATCAGGAGTTCTCGAATCTCCTCCAAAAGTCATGTTATACCCAAATTCTGGATTGATGCTATTCAGAACCACAATCCACAAGGTTTCTAACTTATTGAGTTCTTCTGGAGATGAAGCAGAAGAGAGAATCTCGAGAGTGAAGGATTCTTCACCGTATTTTCTGATTGCACGAGCCAACCGTGTATCTATTTTGTACTTGAAGGCATCTCGCAGATGCATACTCCATCTGTGACGAAGATTATTCCCCCTCCATTGACCCACGTAGCATTTCTTGTTGGCTAGATTCTGAAGAAGGTAAATTAGCAAAAAGATCCTCCGAAAATTCTGTCTTCACAAGTTGAGGTGAACCATTCTCGTCATCACTGGGAACTGCTTGGTAAATAGCATCTGCCTCTTCAGCTACTCTTGCCTGATGAGTAACAAGCAGTACTGTAAATCCATGTTTTGACGTGAGAGATTTTAGCATAGCACTCACCTGTGGCAAGTAGTTTGCACTGACGTTTGAGAAACTTTCATCCAGAACTATAAATGGGGTTAAGCGGAACTTCTTGATCATCATGACTCGGAGAAGAAAGCTGATGACGTTTGCCAGGCCACCGCCGAAGGACTTGAGGACATCGCCTTGGATCACGAGACCGTCTTTGCGAGTCTTCTGGACCTTGAGCTTGTAGATGTTGCCGCGTTTGCCCTCTTTCTTCTCAACTACGAAACGCAGATTCCCTCTGTTTCCGAAGACTTGATGAAGTCCAGCAGTCACAACCTGCTCGATCTTCCCGATCCCATTTGCGCTGATTGTCGTTATGGCTCGGTCAATGAGAGTCTGAACCTTGACCAGTTCGATCTTGTCCTTCTCAAGTTGCTCAATCTTCCCATGGAGTCGAGCAATGTTCCTGTCCTCGAAGAGAATCTGAGTTCCAAGATGACTGTGCCGACCTCTTATAGTGGCCAGACGAGTAAGCAAGACAGTGTCCATGTGATTGATAATACTGTCATTCAGAAGGTTCGGAAGTTCACTTGCCAATTACCTCGAACCAGTCGCATAGACTGATTGGTAGGAACATAGACCAGTGCAGTGTCTGTGTCCGATGACTGACGCAAGGCATCAGCAATGACCTTGGCCGTTCTTCCAGTGATCGCGAACTTGCTCCAACCCTGATGGCTACCGAAGGCAAATCTGCTTTGGTTCCCAGTGGTGTCTCGGGTTACAACACCCAGCAACGGGTCGATCTCGATCTTGTTGTCTCCACACATACCAGCCGCCGCTTCGAGCGACACAATCAGACGTTCAGCCGGCAAGGTGTCCAAAGGCTTCCCAGCGACGTTGTAGCTCTTGTATAGAGTGTCTCCGGTAGTGTGTCCAGAAATAAACGAGATCAGACCTCCAGCCACCGCACCCCAGTATCCCTTGGAAGAGACCACAACCTTCTCCAAATTTTGAGAGCTCGAAATGAACTTGAGCATGGTCTCTCTTGGATACAGCGAGAGAGGAATGAGATCTTGTGGACCCTGCCATACGACAATTCCTGATTGAGTAGGCATCATGATTCTTCCGTCAATCAGAGTTGGCTGGGCAGCACAGATGAACGGTCTGGCATCGAAGTCCTGGAATACGTGAGCAGGAAGCCGGTGAACGATGTCGCCAATGTTGTGAGTCTTCAGTCCAGCCTGTTCAGGACGAACTGTATGAACCCGAATCTCAGATTCATAGACGTTGTCTGTGCTTGAGAGTTTCAACACCCCAGATCCGTCCAAGGAAAGCTCAACAGCTTCATCCTTGAGAACCTGCAGAGAGTCTCTCAGGTGAGAAAGAAGTATGTGGGTGTGATTTCCAGATCCGTAGTTCTTGGATTGAATGAAGCCGGTGTGGCTACTGCGATAGAAACAGGGTTCATCGGATTTCAGTTCCAAGGCCGCGAAGGGCGAAGCATTCACATCGAAACCCATAATTGCGCGCAGGGTTTTGAGAAGCTCGCTCTTGTTTAGCAATCCCATGGGCCTCTAATACTCTAGATGGACACGGACAGTACATTTGACCATCCACTCACTCCATCAGTGTTAATTGCTCGCATTCGAAGCTGGTAGGTGTAACCCTGAGTCATTGGGAGAATAGCAGACAACTGGTTGCCGTTGGTCACTGTGAGAGCTTCACTCCAAGAAGTTCCTCCATCATTCGAGGTAAAGAGGTTGTACAGTGAAATCAGGTCTGGGCGATTCTGTGTCCAAGTGATCCACACAGGAGCGATAAAATGCGAAATGGTTCCAACCAACGCAGAAACCAGAACTGGAGGAGATGGGAATCCCATGTAGCTCGACTCTGCATTGAAAAGAATTTCCCCTGAGTCTACGATTGCGTTGCTCAAATTGGCCGATTCCCATGTTCCAAGGATAATTCTCTTGCTCAAATCGATCAGAGTTTCGTAGGTGTTGCCATTTTGGACAGTTCCAAGCAGAACCTTCCCCTGAATGGTTGACTCTACGTTGTTGGTGCGAATCCAGGCTACATTCGATCCTCCAAACAGGAGCTTGGATGAAGGAGAAATTGCCATGCCAATGGTCGTGGTAAAATAGGCATTGTCAATCTGGAGCAGGTAGCATCCTTGCGGTCCACTGAGTGCCAGAACTCGAGTGTTGTTGAAATTGTAGGTGCACAGCAACTTGTTAAAGGTCATGGAGGTCAAAGAGGGCAAGTAGATTATGGAATCATAGTTGTCGGTGTTGATGGCCGGGGCTGTGGTGTACTTGTAGAGATTCCCGTCACTTGCCAACATGATCGTGTAGTCGTCTTCAGTTTGAACACCGTCAACTACTGTCAGAAATCCAGGAGGGAAGAATCTGCGAAGAATCACCTGCTGTGGAGTGGTGTCAGTGGCACCGCTGTAGTTAAACACCATGATGTCTGTTGGCGTGACAACCAGAGTTCTTTCAGTGCCATCAATCATGGTGTACTTCTTGTAATTGTTCAGAGAAGATGCAAGGCAACTCTCATCAGAGAGATAGGAACCAGCTGTGTTACGCTGGGCGATGTTGCCGCTCCAGACTCCTCTGCTGATGAAAGTATCTGGCTCAGCGAAAGCATGAGCAGCGACATTGATGGCGAAATTTCTGAAAACTGGAAGATTGATTCCATCACTTACGGATAGAGAGAACACCAGGCTTTCACCTGTTAGCAGAGCCTGAGTTAAAACATTCAGGAATGGAAAATCTGTGTCAGTCAGAGCAATCGTGGTGCCAGACACCTGAGTCCAAGCATAGCTGAGAGTCACTCCAACAGCATCGTCAGTGATTGTTGGAGCGATCCTTACAATTGTTCCTCTGGAGACATTGAACGGTGACAGATATCCGATAACCGGGGCCAGAAGAAGAGGAATCGTGACCGTACATGTTGCCAATTCACTTGCAGGTGTGTAATGAACTGGATCCCAGGGATGGATAGGATTGCCATTCAAATCGAGATCTTCTACAACCACGCTCACATGGGCTGTTTGAAGAGGAGCAGCTGTATTCGTTGGAGTGAAGATGGCGGCTGTGTTCGCTGCTCCAGTAATGTCAGGAATCGGGGTTACATGTACAACCGCGTTGTCGGTGGCCCAGGTGAAACGTAGAGGGCTTCCGTTTAGATCGTAGCTCGCAGATGCGTCCAAAACTAGAGTGCTTCCTCTTGGAAGAGAAATCGTGGAAGGAGCGATGGCAGCTACTGGTGGAACGCTGTATCCTGTGTAGAATTGACCATCTCCAGAGGTGGTTTCTCCCATCAGGGCATAGAGCATTCCTGCAAGAAGTTTGTCCTTGGTTCCTCTCAGACGTGAAGTGGTGATGACATTGTAGAAAGTCGGATCAATCGTGATGGACCAAGGAGCGACACCCAGGAGCTTGACACGGAGCGTTCCGTTCATCACATTGCCAGTGTTGGTGGAAGTGAAGTTCTTCTCCACATAAGAAAAACGCAATCCTTCAGGCGCGACACTGATCACAGGATCAGTGATCGATTGCAGTCCTGTTCCAAGATAGGATTCCCACGACCAAGTGGCTCCTGAATCCGCGCTGTATCCCAGCAGAGCATTTCCAACAAGACTATACCTGGTCTGAGTGAAGAAACACTGACTCAGATACCGCTTTGTGCCATCGCTAATGATGGTCATTCTATCATCGATGTACTGACACATTATGGTAGTCAAGGTGCTGGTTGCCCAGGTTGTGGTGCTCTGGGTGTATTTGTAAAGAGTGATGGATGCTGGGAACGGAGTGAAGGTGAAGACCTTGTTGTGAGATCCTAGATAGACTTCCACTCCAGTTGCATTTGCCAAAGTCGAGACAGTTCCGAAAGTGTTTCCAGATCTGAATGGGCTTGAAGTGAGTTCATGCGAACTCAAAACTGCAGGAGAAGAAGTGCTGGCACTTAGGAAATAGGCCATCACAGTCTCTCCGTAGAAACCTCCCTGATTCAGCAAGGAGGACACGACCATCACCGTCAAGTCAGGCAGCATCGCGACATCGTAGTCGCGGCCAATCTGAGATCCCGCTACAATTATGAATGGAGAGTTGCTGGCAAACGTGTATGTGCTGATGTTGAAGAAGTAGATCCCTAGGGAGGTAGAACCACCTGAGCCATAGATAGTTCCAACGATGCGAAGAATCCCGCCGGAGTCAAGGCACACAGCAGGATCAAATCCCTTGGTTGTATCTCCAGCAACGGTCACAGAACCGACGTTTGTAAAGGTGTATCCGTAATCTGTTGAAAGGAATACATCCAGACTTCCAGTCGTTGTGGTGTTTCCTACCACATACAGATTGGATCCACTGAAAACAAACTGAGAGTTGCCAGTGAATATGGCGGAATCAAGGTTGGTGTCAACAGTTGCCATCGAGCACAATGCCCTCTCTTAAGAACTCAAGAGTCGGTTTGGCTCGTATCATCGGCGATAGTCGGCAGATTGTTGAGTGACTCCTTGTGCTTTTCCACACGAGCAATCAGATCAATCTTAGTGTAAGCCTCCGGATCAATTTCCAGACCAAAGGTCTTGGCATGAGCCGCAATCTTGGCCTTGGTCAGATCAGCCAGGACAATCGGCTTCTCTACAGGAACAGGAACAACCACTGGGTCCATGGTCTGTGCCCGTTGTGTGTCCGCCAAGTACTCTGCCTCGTGGCCAATGTATCTTTCTGGCACAGCGGGATCAACCTTGGGCTCTTCCTTCACCACAACCGGAGCAACCGGAGTTGGCTTGATCTCTTCGATCAGAGGAACTTTCTGTGCTAGGAGACTCTTGATTCCGGTCGCTGTCTGACGAACTGAGCCGACCAGGACTCCACCACGGAAGATGGTCATTCTTGACACACTCTCTTCGTAGGTTAGGATGTCACCAGGGCGAACATAAGTTGCTCCAATTGAAAAGTAGATCTGTCTCTTTGCCAAGTAGGATTTCTGAGCCATTGATTTTGTGCTCCTCGAGATAGTAATACTGCTCACTTTACTGGATTTGATAGTTTCTTTCTTAGAGCGTGGGCCTCACGCATCTTACGACGAGTTTCTTCAGAAGCTATTCTACCTGTGAGTTTGAGAGCTATCTGGTCACGAGATTTCTGAGATTGAAGATGGTCTTTGTGTGGACCGACCTTACCTTTCCAGAAGGCATTATCAGTGCGAGCGGATTGAGAAGCGGACATTTTGTCACGAGTTGACTGAGGTCTGGTCTTGTCTTTCCAGTAACCAGGCTTGCCAAAGCGATTGTTGCCCTCTCCTGTCATGGATTGGGACTTGGCTGCTCTGGATTCCAAGGACCAGGTCCAGGATTTGCCAATTGTAGCAACACGAACCTTATCGGCATGCTCTGGTGCTAGAGTACGCCCCATGAGAGTTTCACGGATCTTTTGCTTGGTTTCTTCCGAAATGCCTAGGACTCTACGATGGTGCTGATCTCCTTTAGGTATGAAGGAATAACCATTAGGTTCTGCAGTTCTTTGTTTATGCTTGGCTAAACTCCAATCGGAAAGTTTCTGTTTAGTGGAATCAGTAGCACGATAGCATCTTCCGCATTCCCAACCATCGAGGAGGAGAGGAGGAAGATCAGTTTTCAGAACACGACGTTCTTCGTCATCTTTGTAAATCCACTGTTGTTCGGGGTAGACTAAGCTCCAACCTTCAGCTTCATAGTTAGAGAGTTGGCTAGGTTTGCAGACAGTGACGTCGTCTTCGCGATAGATTCTGATGTAACCCTTGATGGAAAAATCGTTCATGCGACGGATGAGTTCAAATTCTGCTGCGATGTCGGAAAGAAGTTCAAGATCGTAACCGCTGGCACGTAGCTCGCCGAATCTGAGGCCCACCATGAGGCGGAATGCTCCGTTGGTTGCTCCACAAGGAATGGCCTTGCGAAGTAGATAGTGAGCGATGAGATGATCAGCATAAGAAAGCCGCTTGATGTTCCAGGGGAATTTGGTGAGACTGCGGAAGTCAGGGAAGATGCTCTCCATCAGGATGTGGTGCTTGTCGAAGGATTCTGTGGGAGTAGGAGTGTTGGTAATGAATTCTAGGTAGGTGTCGACCCAGACAGGATCGTGAGGAATGGAAGTGAGGCTTTGTTTGATAACGCTGTTCATGAATTCATGATACTATAGGTTTTGCCAATTAGGGGAAATTATTGTTCTGAAGACAGCTAGAGCCTCCCGATTAAGAGAGGCTCTAGATGGTTAGGTGATGGTTAAACGTTGCCGGTGCCACGTACTACGTTGATGCGCTGGACTCCGCTCGGGTTGAAAACAAGGAAGCCCAAATTCTCGAAGATGCTGAAGCCGATCTGGCGGAGGTCCGGACGGTCGGCTGACATGACCGTGAGCGGAATACGCTCGGGGATGACGCCCAAGAACTCGGCATCGGCCAGAACGTACACTTCACCATAGTTGATCTTACGAGACTGGAGCAGAGTGGCGCCCCAGAGGTATCCCATCACGCCCGTCTTCAACAGCTTGCGCTGCGTCTCACGGTCGATGTTCGCATCGGTCCACTTCAACAGGTCGACATAGTCGCGCGGGTTGAAGAACACATAGGCCACCGAAAGGTCATGGCGCTGAACCTGGCCAAATGCATCAGCCATCGAATCCACGTCAATTCCCTTGACAGCGAAGGTGTCGGTGCCGACAAACAGCCAGTAGCCAGCTGCATAACCGCCGCCGCCCACTACCGGGTTCTGTGTGGTTGCTGCCTTGATGCAAACATAGAGGTTTCCATCGGAACCCGTCGTGTAAGCACCAACAGCAAAGGGTCCGCCGCTGACCCAAGCAACGGGAGGAGTGGTGATGCCGGACGTCGCCACGAAGATGTTGAGGTCTTCGTTGAAAACGTAGTCCGTCGAGCCAGTGCCGGCAACGAGGGTCGCCGCTGTGGCTGCGGTTGCGACGGCGTCGAACAGGCCAAACACATAGCCGTCCTCAGTCGCGCCCACTTCTGCCTTGGCCAGATTGAGAGAACGGGCAACGAGGTCGAAGCGACGTTCCTTGATCTGGGTGATCGGGATCATGGGATTGGCAACGATTTCGAACGTCGGAACCGTCACACGAATGGGCTTGGTTACCCGGACAATGTCGCCGCCTTCTTCACCAACCACAAAGGCCTCGACGAACGACTTACCAGTCGCGTCAAATTCCTTGTCGTAGATGGGAAGTGCGCCATCCGGAAGGGTTTCCACCATGAGTGCCTTGCGGGCAATCGACATATAGTCACGGCGGCGTCTCAGGGAGGGTCCGAGAGAAGCTGCGAGCTTCTGACGTCCGCCTGCGGTTTTCAGCAACTGACCCAACTGCGCTGTCTGCTGCTGAGTTCTCGAAAGAGTAGCCATTTGAATTTCTCCGATTTCTCTCTTTAAGAGCAGCGTTGGGTTAGATCAGTGATCCGACGCCCAGCAGGAAAGAGTTCTGCTGAGTTGGGACTGCTGTGACAAGTCCAACGATCTTGGCAACTCCACCAGGTGTTGCATTGGTGTAGAGTCCAGCCGCGCCGCCAGTACCCGCGTACAGCGGAGTGCCGACCACGTACTGCTTGGTTGTGTCATAAGCCTGATTGTCGACCGAACCCTTCCACATGGAGCGGACGACAGGGGCCTTCTTGGAGCCAGAGGGACCGATAGCGCCGGCAAATTCACCGGGGCCATTGATGAGTGTCCCATAGGGCGACATGGTGTTGCCATCGCAGGGAGCGATAAGAGCAGAGCCGTCGGAGTAAGTGCCTACGACCGCCATGATCTTTCCGCCCAAGTAACCTGCATTGGTCAACGTGAGCTGGTCAGTACCGGGGTCACCTGTGAGGGTGACGTTTGGAACCGTGGTTCCATCGTTCTGACCGTAGTATCTTTTGTGATTTCAGTAACTTACGTCTTATCCTGTTACTGAAAGATAAGCCATTTCTGTTCTGACTTATCACTCATGGTTCTTTGCTGATTCCCATGAGAGCGGACTATCGCATCGTCATTCTTTATTTTCTGACGTCCTCTCGCTTAGTCTCTCAGGCTGCCAAGATCATTTACTGATCCGCTTGCCCCCTGTTGGCCATCTCAGCTTCCAAGTCAATAAGAGAGGATTTATCCTGGACTATTCGCTCACGAGCAGTCAATCCAGTTTCAACATTGGATTCCTTGCTTCCTGTAGGAGCTTGATTTTACAGAATCACCAGACCAGTCTAGCAAGGACAAAGTCTATAGATCACCTGTACCCCTACAAAGAAGGGGGATGAATTCTCTATCTAGAACGATTTTTATCCTAACCATAGTTTTGACCGAGTAGTAGTATCATATAGATATGAACAGGTGTGAAATAAAACAAGCATTTTTGAACAAGCTGGTGAACAATATAGGATCAGAAGAGTACCTAGATAAATACTTAGACTGGGTATTTTCTCATGAGGATTCAACTGAATTGGTAGTAGAGAGACACCATATTCTTCCTCGATATCCATTCAAAGAATATTCTGTATTCAAGAAAAATCCATGGAATAAGCGAGTGTTTACTCCTAAAGACCATGTATGGGCACACTACTTTCTATTCAGAGCTTTCCCAGGAGTAAGGTCAATCGTTCAGTCCTTTTGCTTCATGTTTGCTGAGTATGAAAATAGATGGCAAGCAAGCAAAGATCTGATGATTTCAGAAAGCGAAGTTGAAAAAATATCAGAAGCATACCAGAAAGCCAAGGAAACGAATCTAACTGTTCTTGCCAAGTTTTGGAGTCCTAGACAACGGGCCCAACAAGCCGAAATTCAGCGTAGAATAAATCTGTATGATAATCGGATTGAGCGAAACTATACCTGTGACAACTGTAACCGAGAATTCGAGCAAATTCGTAAATCTGTATTTGCAGGTCATCGCAAAGCCTGCTTGGCCACCAAACCTGCAATAAACCCATACCACGAAATTCTACAGAATCAAGAATGGATAATTTCCTCTCATATAGGTGCTTACTACAAGTACATACATTCAGTTGATTCTCGTGTGATTGAAGTAACCTACAACTCTACTAATGACAAAACCTGGTTCTGCGGATCCGTTTCTGGAACCACCAAGTCTTCTCTCATCTCCTTCCTCTCCACGGGTTCCCTGTTCAAACACAAACCCACCCCAGCCGAGGAAGCTGTGGATCGTTCCAAGATGAGATTCAATTGTTCTGGTTGTCAGGAGATAATTGTAGGACTAGGCGAATTCAATCGACACAGAGGAACTTGTCAAAAGAATCGGCTCAGAGGTTAATCTGAGCCGACCCTGTGATGTAACTGGTCTTACTGGGTTTACATGTCGTCGTCGCTGAACAGCAGAGACGCCAGATTGGATTCTGCCGCAGGAGCCGCCGCAACCACAGTCTTCAGTTTGGTGATGGACTTCTTGGTGCCGACCTTGGTGTTGGCCTCGGTGGGCTCTTCCTGGTGCGAAGTCTGATCACGAGTAGTGTCGTAGTCGTCCTGGTCGAGACTCTTGAGGATGTCAGTCAGCAGAGAATCTTCGTGATCGGTTTCGTTGTCACGAGGATCCTTGCCAACGGCATCAGTCTTGAAGGTCTGAGCGATATCCCCAGGCTTCACGACCTTGGACAGAGACGCGTCCACTTCGGCATACTTGGTGCTGCCCAAGAGACGAGCCATCGGGTCAGCATCAGAGGCAGTCAGGTCGAACATGTCGCCGATGGGAGACTCTTCCATGCTGGCTTCCATGTTCTGGGCTGAACTGGGCAGGAAGTCATTGTCGTCTTCGCCGGCAGTGACGTTGCCATTGTTGGCGAGAGATGCTTCCTTGTCCTCGAGCTTGTCGTTGTCGAAGATGCTTTCAAGGTTGAGCTCTTCGGAATTCTCCTCGATGTCATCCTTGATCTGTTCGATGTCCTGGATGACTTCGTCGATCTGCTCAACAACTTCGAGCTTCTCTTCATCGCCAACCACTTCCTCGGACTCACCTTCAGGCTTCTCTTCGCCTTCACCCTCTTCCGGCAGAGGAGGTAGAGGCATGTCGCCGCCTTCTTCAACTGGAGGAGCCGTGGGGCCTGCAGCCGGGGGAGCCATGTCCTCAGGACCGGCCTTCTTGGTCTTCTTGGACGCTGTTGGTGCCATCGAGCATTCGCCTTCCAGGTGATCCTTGCCACAGGCAGAGCAGGCCTTCTTGGTCTTGGCTGCTTCCTTGGGCGTGACCTTCTGGTCGCTCATGGTCTTGTCGACGGTGTCCTTTTCACGATCGCCAGCCTTGCCGGCATCGATCTCAGCAGGTTCCTTGCGGATGGGTTCGGGATAAGCAGGAGGCACCGGGCCAGCGTCCTTGCGGTCGTCAGCCTTCTTCGTGGTGGCACTCTTGGGATCACCCTTCAATTCAGACTTCACAGCACTCTCTTCACTGGC